TGAATGTCGCAGTAGTATTGTCGGTGAAGGCGATTGTGTAGGTATCGGTACTGCCGGGCGATCCATCTCCAGAGGTGCGCTGCACCGACGAGATGCCGCGACCGTCGGCACCTGGCAGCAGCTGGATCGATGTTGCACCATTGCCCAAATCATACAGCGACTTGGCTACTAACAACGTATTTGCCGCGTCTTCCTGCACGATAATGTAAAACGGCTTGATGTACTCCGTGTCGGGCGTCACCTTATAACAGGTGGGGTCACTGCCCCGGTTGTTGGGCCACAATGCGGTAGTAAATTGACCATCTGCATCCGTTGACACGCGCACCTCGTCTGCCGATACCAGTTCGCCCGACAGCACATCAAATACCGCAATAGGCTTGCGGCTGGCGATTGACACCAGCTGGAACGCAATATCAATAGACGCAATCGGCGTGCCATCCGGGCAAATCAGCGGATCTCCAACATTCGTGAGAGTTTTAAGCATAGTTGTCTACCCCTGTTGTGGCTGGGGCGCTCCTGCGCCCAAAAGGCCCAGATAGTTTTGAAGATGTTGCGCAGACCGCTGGCCACTGGACGGATTTTCGGCATCCTTTCCAAACGCCCGATTGAGCAGGTACTCAACCGCGATCGGTATGTACTCGTCATCGCACTCAAAAACATCAGTGGCAATGTTGGCCAGCAGCACTACGTCGGGTCGCTTGCTGAACATGATCGACAAACGGCCAGGATTCTCGGACGGCTGCGGAGGAAAGACCCAAAAACTGTCTGCCATCTTTTGATGTTTGATGACCACCTGCACAATGTTTGCTGTGCTGGCGTACTGCCATTCCGGATAGGCCTGGTCAAACAGATCCTTGTCATGCACCTTGGGCACCACTCCGTTACGAGGTTTAGCGGCCGGGCCCAGGTTCTGCCCAATATCGATGATGGCAATCCGATTGCTGGGTATATCCTGTTTGGTGCCGGACGCCAGCACAAAGGTGTCCAGCACCGGCAGCAGCTCGGCCCGTCTGGTCACCATGTCCAGCAGCCCCTCGTTATACCAGCCAACCAGCTCGGCATTCGTCCAGCGCACCGCGCTATCGTCATTCAGCTGTCTGCTGGCCCTGGATAGGACATCTCCAACCGTAATGGTGCCCATGATCTACCCCTTAAAAAAACTTGATCGGTCGGGTACGTGGCAGCACCCTGGTGCGTGGCACCAGCACCGCGGTCACGCCTTCGCCAACCATAGACACAAAGGCCGGGTCAACACGCAGCACCGCGCCGGCTATCGCCAGTCGTGAGGCGGTATCAGCAATCAACAGGTCAAACAGCCCCAGCCACGGCAGCTCATCGGTCATGGTAATTCCGCTGGGGATGATGTTGCACACCAGCTGCAGCGTCACTGCCGCATCAGGGGCGGGATACAGGTAGATAGTGTTGCCCACTACCCGGTACTTTTCAGGACTTCCGCTATCTGCCAGGCTGTACAGCTCGCGGGTCTGAATCTCAGTCAGCTCGTTACCATCAATACAGGGATGGGCAGCCAGGCCGTAAAAACCATCAGGCAGCGCCTTGCTACCAAGGCCGGCGGTAAAAGCCAGCGTGGACGCCTCTTGCACCACGGTCGATGCTCTCCGCACCAGCTCCTGGCCTACAGCGGTTATTGCCTCCCGAACAGCGGTCAGGGCCGATATGCTAACCTGCTGCCCCTTAAGTTTCGGCATCACCTGCTGTATGATCAGATCTTGCACGGTCATGGCGGTTATCCTTTATCTCTTCGCTGGGGCCCTTTGGGGCTTTGGCTGGTTTTTGTCAGCTTCAAGCAACAGGGGTGGCTCTTTCCGCTGCCCATCGTCCTGCTGCACGCCTTCCTGCTTTTCAGGTTGCTGCTTCTCTGTCTTCAGGCGTTCTGTCTCCTGGCGGATCTCCGTCGGATAATCCTTGTCAGGATCATAGGCCCGGTAAAATGACCCCATCCGCCCGGTAAATTGCTTATAGTGCCCAGGATTGATGATCTCGCAAACACTATGCCCATGCTCGTTACGCCGGAATCGGTACTGCACTCCGCCCAGCGCGACAACCGTATCCCCGTCGCGCTGAATCAGACACTCCGCCCAATAGTTGGGCGGGATCGGCTGTACCTTGTCCAGCCTCCGCTGTGATTCATTGGCGCAAAACGAACACAACACGCCGTCATTAGTATGGTTATTCTTGCAGCGCGGGCAGGTCTTGCCCTTGAAAACGGTGTCAGTAGACACTGCGCACCTCCTGTATAATTGTTTGAATCAAGGGGGGCTCATGCCCCCCTATCGTGGCAACTACCTCAATCTCAGCCTGATCAGATCGGCGCGATGGTGGCGCGTACCACCCAGGTGCAGGCGTCAGCCGTAGCGGCAGCACCGGTAAAGTCGATGGCAATGTACATATCCGCGCCACTGGTGTTCTGCACATTGGGCAGGTTCACCCCGGTGGGGGTCACCACAAAACCGGTGTCAGTGCCGGCCTGGGTAGTGGTCAGGGCCGCCAGGGTGGTGTTGGCCACCAGTGCGTCGCCAGCAGCATTCAACAGACCGATATCGCCTGCCAGGGTGGGAGTTGCGTTGCTGTCCGGATCTTCATCACAAGACAGCGAGAAATCCACCAGCCGGTAGCCGGTGGGCAGAATGGCCAACTTCAGAAAATCGCTGGCGCTGTCCAGATCGCCGGTGCCGATCGCCAAAGCGTGGATGGCGGTGCAGTCAGCATTAACGGTCTTCACCGCAGTCGGGAAGCCGGAGGGAGTAATTACAGCCATGGTCGTTCTCCTTTCGGAAGAGGTAACGGGGGAGGGGTCACCTCCCCCTGGTTATCAGGCATTCGGATCGGCGGCAGCGGTATCAGCAGCAACCACACCGTAATCAAGGCCGTTGAAGGTGGTCTTCTTGCAGCCCCAAATACAGTTGGTGGAAATAACCAGCTCGTTACCGTTGTCACGGGTTTCTTCGTACCAGTCAAAACGCTGGCCGGTGCCGGGCGACCCGAAACCGATTACCGCAGCCTGCACACCCAGGAACAGGGCGCGAGCTGCCAGCACATTACCGCCAGAACCGTAATCGCTGAAGCGGATCACGTTTTCGTGCTTCTGCAGCACCACGTTGTTGTACATGCCCAGGCCGCCCTTAAAAATGGGCGACTCCTTGCCCAGCGCGGTGGCGGCAGCCTTCTGGATATCCAGCCACTGGCCGGTAGAGGTGCCGGAACGCAGGTCGTACTCCTGCCAGTCGTGCATCACGCAGACATAGCGCTTCTCGCCGTTCTGCTTGATCGGCTGAATACGGGGCACCTCCTGGGTGCCTCCGCCCATGGTGCCGGCCATCGCCACAAAGCGATCAACCAGGGCCAGGCTGAATTTGTCATCAGCGGTCAGGGTGGCCTTGGCCTTCTTGCCGGCAAACATCAGATGGCTGGCATCGGGTGCAGACAGGCTGTTGTTGGCGCGGCCGGTCCAGGTGGTGGGAAGAATGAAACCGGAGTTGATACCGCGGGCGCCCGACAGGTAGATGAACAGGATCTCGTCAAACAGACGGGCCCACCACTCGGCCTGGCGCTTGCGAGCCACTTCCCGCAGCTTGTGCAGGGTGCGCTTGCGGGTCATACGGCCGCCGGAGTTCACGCCGGCCCGCTGCTGATCGATATACAGCTGGTCGGTATAAAACTGCAGATCTTCCTCGGTGCCTTCCTGCTTGTTGTCGCCCTCGATCGGCTGCTGCTTCAGCTGTACCGACAGGTCAAAAGTGATCTGCTCACCGGCGTCCGTCTCCAGCTCGGTCAGGCGCTGGATAGGCATCTGAGCGGTTTCACCTTCGCCCATCATCCGGTCGCCGAAAAACATTTCCTTGGGGGTATCAACGGCCAGCATGCCGCTGTACCGCTTAACTGCTTTGGGATCATTGACTCCCACAACTGTACGTGCCATGAGTGTTCTCCTTTCGTAATCTCGTTACGAAGTCTCGGATGGCACTCATGCGCCTGAAAAACGGGTGGTAATCCCTAGTAGTTAATGGTCGTCATCTGATACGTTTGATTGCGGCTCCTGCATCATCACCTTCAGATCTTGGGGCGCTTCCACCTTCAGGCGGGCCTTGCGACCCGTCTTCTGTTGGAGCGTCACGACCGCACCGCCGATGGTAATGCTTTCGCCCTGTGCTATCTCCACAAACAACCTGGCCATGGCGGTCACCTGCCAGCCAGATATGCTGCCTGGTCTGCCTCGCTCATCCTGGCAAGGGCAGCCTCTAACTGCAGTCCGTCCAGTTTGTCCAGGTGCGCAAAACGATCCTGGCCTACTTCGGGTGCTGCTGCCGCAGGCACGTCGGTCAACGTCTTCACGTCCGGCATCCGTGCCTTAGGCTTCTGGGGTTGTGGAGTTTGGGCGGCCTTGGGCGTCGCTGCAGCTGGAGCCGTGCCGGCTATCGCCATAATGGCGGCATCTACCGTGGCCTTGGCTGCATACAGCACCTGCAGACCGCTCTTACCTGCTGACTCCGGTAGGTTGGCAATCCTCACCACCTCGGCATTCAGCGCATTAAACAGCGTATTGTTCTTGGCGTAGGCGTCGTTGGCCTTAAAAAACGCGGCCTGCTCGGCCTGCCACTTCTGGCCTTCAATCTCCATGTTCTGGCTGGAGGCGTTCAGCTTGCGGATCTCGGCATCCCGTTCCCGCTCAACCTTGCGGATCTCGGCCCGCTTTGCATCCTCGTCAAGCTCGCCCTCCTGAAACTTGGCCTCAATGGCGTCGATCTTGGCATCGGCGGCGTCATAGGCTTGCTCGGTCGCCTGGGCAAACTCCGGCAGCAACTCACCCGACAGTTTGGGTGTAAAGGTCACCTCCGGCAGATCATCCGGCACCACAGCAAACAGATCGTCAGTAGCTACCGGCTGGCCATCCTGGCCCTCATCGCCCTGATCACCAGCGCCTTCACCACCATCGGATACATCACCGGCGCCATCACCCGCTGCGTCATCATCATCCTGGCCACCATCGTCGTCACCACCAGCATCATCACCATCGTCATCCCCGGCAATATCGGCTAGGGCTGCATCATCCTGATCATCATCCACGCCGTTAATGGCATCGATCTCCTGCTGCGACAAACCTGCTGCTGCTGCTTCTTCTGCTGTAATACTCATAGCGTTTGCCTCCTGGCATAAAAGTTACGGGCTTAAGGGTTCTTACCTTCGCCCATGTCCACCAGCGCCTGCATCTCATCGCGGCGCCGCTTGTTATCTTCTAGGCGCTTCTTGGCCAGCGCCTTAACCTTCTTCATCCGCTCCGGGTCTTTCTCAACGGCCCTGGCTCGCACCACGGCATCCAGATCCCGCTCGATCTCCCATTCCTGGTCACACGTTGCTATCGCCTGATTCTTACCGGCCATGACGCTCTCCTTTATTGCACCCCAGCCGGCAGGGCAGGGGCGACGTTATTAACATCAGGTACTTGGTTCACATCCCGCATAATCGCATCAGCCGCCTGAGCCAGGTGCGGGTTGGCTGCCACACCTCCGGCAATATCCATGCTTTCCTTCAGCGCCTTCAGCTTGGTCATCAGCTTGTCCATCTGGGCCTTGTCACCCTTGGCCACTGCCTCTTTGGCCTTGCCTTCCAGCAGATTCAGCTGGGCCAAAATCTGGCGCTGTTGCAGGGCCATCTGCTGGCCCTCTTGTTGCTCCCTGGCTGCCGCCTGCTCCGGCGTTTCCTCTTCGTCCGGGTCACGCATGCCGGTAGCCTCGCGCAGTATCCGCACAAACTCCTCGCGCATCGGCACGTCGCTCATCTCAAAGGCGATCGTCAGCATCTTCAGACCCACCTCGCCCGGCATCTTGGTTACCATCTCCAACATGGTTTCAAACATGGCCTGGCGAATCGTGCCGCGGAAATCCTGTTCATCCACCACAAAATCTGCCTGCTGTGCCGTAATCTGATCCTCTGGCCCGGTGTTCACCTGGTTAAACTCGGCCTGGCCCCGGTCGCCGGTCAGACGGAAGGTCTTTTCCTGATCATAGAACTGCTCCACCAAGGCCAGCTGAATCTCGCCGGCCAGCTGCACGGCCAGACGCAGGTTGTCGAACAGATCAGACGATACGGTATAGCCCTGGTTCTGGCGTGCCTCTATAGCCTTGCCGCTGATCGCATTACTCTGACGACCCAGGTTCTCATCAGTAACCCCGGCCACCTCCTGGATG